GAAGGCATTTGCGGTTGGATTGTACTCAAGCACATGCGGCATGGTGTCTTGATCGATCCTGTACTCAACGCCGTCGCCGACGCACTCTTGCCAGTACCCAGGTTGGCCGAAGCCAGTACCGATTGGGGTAGTGCCGTCGTCTGTATTGAGTTTGAACTGGAGGAACATGTCCTCTTCTGGATCAGTCTCCGTAGCAATACGGGCAAGGTACCCATGCGGGGCAATCCGCGGTAGATCGGCAGTATCTGCGACCTGATCCGTCATTACCTTCATGTTCACGTTGCCCTGATCGTCAGAACACGACAGTTCAAAGGTCTGTCCGCTGTTCGCCTGAATGTGGATAATGTCCTCGAACCGGCTTACAGTGTAGCCAGTAGCGAACACCCCGGTCTTCTTCAAATACGATCCTGCACCGTCGAGATCAGTAGATTCTCCGGCAGGTTCAACAAGTCCTTGGAACAGGCGACTTGCCACCCACGCAGAACGAACGTAATCGATCATGTCTGCTTCTGAGCCATTCGGCGGCTTGTAGATAGCAGCAACAACTCCGTCAACGTTGATACGGAACTCGCGCCCGTATGCGCCACCAAGTACCTGCACGATACCCATGTGCTTAGAGCTAGCGCCCTTGTTAGCGTACGCCTTAACAGACGGACTCATCGCCGGGATGATAGACTTGTTCGAGATAATGACTTGGTTCTCAACCGTACCGAACACAAGCTGTCCTGCCGCAGAGATGTACGCCTCTGCGCCTGCTTGAATTGCGCACGGGATAACGTTCGCATTATAGTCCGTAACGGTGATCGTGCCATCATGCACGTAAGCAATAAACTTCGACCCGTTACGAGTCTCGAAGTTGTGAAATCCTCGCACGTTAGACGAGGCGCCGAGCCCGCCCACCAGATCGGTAGGAGCCCGGCGCGCAAGTCCCTGCACAGGGTCAGACGTCATATTGACCTGTTCCGTGCACTGCCCCGGCAGCCTATCGCGAGGCGGCTGCTGAGACACGCCCTGTAGGAGCGACTTTAGGCTACCGTCAACTTTCATCTGAATCTTCCTCCGGGAAGCATTGGATTAGTCGGGCTGGACACACTGCGAATGCGATACGTAAGTTCGCGAGCAGCGGGGCTGTCCAGTGCATTAACTGCTAGAGCCTTCATCTCTGCAGCTTTAAGCGCGTGCCAAGCGAGCGTCTTCCGCTCATTCAGCTTGTTAGCTTTCGTCATGTCGCCGTCGTCATCGACGTAGAATGCCTCCGCTGCCATGTGCTTTAGATAAGCAGCAGCAACGTGCGGCAGGTCATCAATGGGCAACTGAATTACCATGTCTGCGTACAGAGGAAAGCCAATCTCGTACGTGTTAAGAACGGAGTCGTAGATACGGCTTCCGCGCTTCACATACCTCTGCTTATCCTCCGGTGTAGACCCGGCCAGCCTGTCTGACGTAATAGAGAACTCCAACGTCTCAGGCGGGATCAGTACCTCACCACGGTTATTCTGCACTAGCGTAACATTGCGGTTAGTATTGAACCACCACCCGCGCGCTTGGAAGTCCCTGTCGTGAGACTCTAGGGCATTGATTGCCTGCACCACCGACGGATGCCCTGTATTCAACGTGCTTACGCTACGTTCGCCTACAGTGCCCAGTAGATGATTAACAAGGCTCAACTTAGTTTCCAACTGTACTCTCCGTGCAAAAAATAGGGACACCTCCCATATTACTGGAAAGTGCCCCTATGATTGGCTTACGCCTTGAAGACCGCGCCGCAGACGTCGGGACGGTTGACCGTAACACCGAACGACAGGAAGCTGTCGATGAACCACTGCTTCTCTTCCCGGTTGAACCAGATGTCAGAAGTCAGCGGGATCGTCTCACCGGCGAGCAGGGACTTCGGATGCAGGATCACTGCAACCGCCTTGGCCTCGGTAGCCGACACGTCGTACGCATTCGAGTTCTGCGCATTCGACAGGAAGTGATCCGCGATGGCAGCATTCGGAATACGAGCAGTCTTCACGATCGGTGCACCGTGGATTTCGTTGATAATGCCCTTGGCATAGTCACCGTTACCCGCAGCGAAGTCGCGAGACATCAGCTTGTCGTTCTCGTACAGAACCTGGAAGTGCGTCGGACGAACCATGACCACACACTCTTCAGTCGGAATCTCTTCCTCTTCCATCCGCACAAGCAGCTCGACAATCGCCGCAGCCAGCTTATCCGGATCGAGGTCGTCACCCGACGCAGAAAGGGTCTTGTTCTTACCTGCACCGATCGACTGCTTCGAGGCCGTACCATCGCCAATGACCGGGGCGGATGCGAGAGCACCCTTGATGGCCATGATGATGAACGCCTGATCGAAGAACTTGCCGATCTCCTTACCGTGATCCTGTGCAAGCTCCATGCGCGCATCGAAGTGCGTCTGGAACTCGTTGAGCATCGAGCGGTTGTCACGAGCAAGCACAACAGTATCGACCGTCAGAGCAACACGACCGAACGGCGTATTGTCAGCAGGCGGACGCACACCGGGTGCAAGCTTCTTAAGCGTGGTACGACCCACGCGGTTGTTCACGATAGTATCAGTGCCGCGAACCGGCCTGATCTTAACGAACTGCCGCATGATCGAGGACTTAGCGAACTGGTTTTCAACCTCGCCGCCGTACTCCTCAAGCATCAGGTCCGTAGAAAGATCAGACAGTTCCGGACCGGGAATGCCGTAACTCATGTCTGTATTATCTCCTATAGGTTATTGCGTTGCGCAACCGTTATTCCACATACGAAGGCTTAGAGGCCCGCCTGCATTCCGGCCTGCCGCCGAGCCCGAAGGGCGGCGATTTCTGCAGGCTTTGCATTGCGATCATTCGCAGCCTTCATTTCCTTGAGGTACTCTGCACGATTGAGCGGAGCCAACCCCGTAGGAGCAGACGACGTTCCCTGTACGATCTTCGATACGCCAAGGCCGTTGTTGTTCTTGTCGCTCTCGTACAGCTTGCGCAAGTCCTGCGCAGCGTACTTAGCAAGGCGACCACCTGCATCGAGACCCTTGCGGATTTCATCGAACTCCGCCTTGCGGGCAGGGTTAGACTTCTCCTGTGCACGGACCCAAGCGGCAACAGTCTGCCAGTTCTCAGGACCACCCATGACCTCATGAGCCGCAGCAACGGACTCCATGTTGGCCTTGTGCTTGCCGTTGTAGTAGGTCTCGATACCAGCCTTAGCCAGCGTGAACTTGGCATCACCGAGACGGGCTCGTAGCACGTCCCAATTGATGTCCTTGATATCGCCAGACGCAAGTGCCTTCTCGAAGATGGCGTTAGCCTCCACGACAGAGACCTGAGACTCCTTCAAGAGATCGATCACCGAGTTGGCGACCGGATCGTCCATCTTGATATACTCCTGCTTCCACTTGTCGTCGGACTCAGTAGGAGTATCCTTGGGCTTCTCTTGTTCCTTCTTGGTATCAGGCTTTACGCCTTCACCGTGAACCTCGTCTTTGCCGTCGTCCTCCTTCTTCGGAGGCGGGGCATTAGACGGAGCCGGAGGCGGCTTAGGCGCACCGTTAGTGCCCTGTCCGTCATTCAGGTCCTTGGGAGTAACACCCTGTGCCTCAAGAGGCTTCGGCGTACCATCTTCATTAGCGGTCGTCATGCTTTATGCTCCTTTAGCAAATTCGCGAGTAGCGGCAACCTGTGCCTGCCCCTGCGCTTGGTTCTGTTGCAGTTCCATCATCTTCTGCTGCTCAGCTTCAATCTCTGCCGTAAGCTCACCAGTAGTCTTGGTAAACTTGCCGAAGTCGACTTGGCGATTAGTACCAACGACGGCGAGGAACTCTGCAGGCTTAATAGCCCTACGAATATCCTCTGGAACAGCATTGAGCATAGCAAGATCAGAGATCATCATTCGGATATTGTCCAACTCGCCAATGCGAGACAGACTGTCCATACCCGTAATGATCTTCGGTGTAATACCGAGTACCTTGCCGTCGAAGCCGATCTGGTCAAGAAGAACAGTTGCCTGCTGTTGCTGCCATGTAGCAGCCAATCGAGAGTAGACGCCACCATTGGACGTCTCAAGTTCCTGCGCGTCCTGTCTGATTTCCTCAGCAGTGACACGCTCTGCGTCTCGGCGGATAGCTGAGTTAAGCAGGAACGCCTGCGCAACTCGCCGCTCATGTCGCTCGATCATTTCAGCAATGAACCGAGCATCCTGCAGCTTGTCTACTTGGATCGTACTAACGTCACCCTCTTTGCCCGGATGATACGAGCCGGGTGGTGAGTTGTTCAACTGTACGATGTCAATCAGAGACTGCGGGCTCACAAGAAACTTGATGTCTCCCATGATAGCAGCAATGTTCAGTAGCGATCCGTTGAGAGTGTTAACTGCATGGAACGCACCAGAGTACTCTTCCACAAGTCCGCGCCCGTAATCCTCGCCTTGGATAAGGTTCCAAGTAAGCGGTATCCACGGAAGCTTGTCTGCAGTAAACACTGCACCGTCTGTGTCCAACTCGATGTCGTCGGCAGACTGGTACACGTGGAACTTACCGTCATCCTCTAGCACAATACGTGTATAGATTGTGACGTCGGTTGTGTTCTCGTACTGTCCAGACTTCTGCTTGTGCTTAGGCTTAAGCTTGTTAAGTGTCTGAATCTGTACCTGCACCTCAGGAGCAAACGTTTCAAACGCCTTGTTCTCCTTGGTCATGATCTCGATCACGCCGCCGGACAAGTCTCTGAGTACGCGATAGTTCCGCAGGTTGTACACCTGCACAGGTTTCCCACGAGGGTTGAACAGAAGTGCGTTGCCTGTGATGATCAACAGCTTAGCAGCAGTGATCGCCTGTGGCCTGTACGCAACCATGTCCATGTAGTCGGCAGCCTTGCGCTCTACAGCAGCAAGTTCCTTCTCGGCCAACATCATCGCGCCGTTAAGCTGCGCCTCTGCATCTGCCATCTGCGGATCAGTAGCAGCCTGTGCCTGTGCGGCCTGCATTGCTGCCTTGGCCTGCTCTCGCATCTGCTCGCTGATATACAAACGGAAGAACAGCCGCTGCGCAGGGAACAGTGTTGAAATCACCTTGTTAGAAAGATGGTTCACGCACTGTGCGCCGAGACTGTCCTTGTGAAGCTGCAACTCAACGTTCTCAGTGCTCGACGGAGGGAACACACCCGGTAGCGTCCATCGTGCGTATTCTTCGCACTTGTTAATGACGGAACTGACCTTAGTAGTAAGCTGGTCCCATCGGTTGCTCAACATCTTGGAAGTCTCGACGCTGATTGCCATTAGAGCCCCAGTGCTGCGCTAGTACGCCGCTGAGTATTCGGAAGCGGGTTTCCGGTAATTCCAAACGGAGGGGCACCTGACCGCACAGTCGTTCCTGTGCCAGTACCTCCGCCCTTCTTAGTACGAACCCCGTCAGTGAACTCTTCGCTGTCAGGCGGAGCAACATAGTCCGGGGTAGTATCCTTAGCCGCATTCGACTTAGGCTGTGAAAAGCACATAGTTTCTCCTAGATAGCTAAGCCGCTCTTACCTAGTGACCCAAGCGAGAAACCAGAAGATCGCTCTTCTTTGAATACAGGCTTTTGTCGTTCAGCAGGATCGACAGTGTTCGTGATGTCGTCTGAGTTGTTACCAAGACGCACGATCGCTCCGGGGTTCCTAGCAGTAGGTTCCGGTGCAGCCGGGATTTGTGCTTCCGGTGGCATAGGCGGATCAGGTGCCATAAGGCTCATTGCTCCACCCATGACCGAGCCAAGGCCCAGCAGTAGCGTAAGAGGATCACACATAGTCTAACCTCTTTGTCAGGCCGTGTCCACGACGGACGTAGCCAAGTTTCTCGTACAGCGCCTCTAGCATTTTATCAGTGATGCCAAGGCTGGCGCCAACGTTTACCGAAAAGGCGTTGTGCTCGCGAGCAACCTGCTCGAACGCCTTGATAAGGCGAACAGCAGTAAACCCATTCCGGTGTTCTGGATAGACAAAGAGCAGACTTTCGTGAGCATCAACTCTAGGGGAATACCACTGTGCCGTGACATGCCCAAGCATGAGGCCCTTGCCTTCGTAGACAAGAGGAATGATCGTACTAGTGTCGATGAACGCGCGGAGATTCCGCTTTACGTACTCTTCGTCATGCGGGTGATCTTTCATGTACGGACTCTCGTGTTCTAGCCAACGGAGAATATCGCACACAAAATCAAGATCACGTTCTTGCATTCTGCGGATCATCGAGTGTACCTGTGATGATGGAGCGGGTCCGATGCGCCGTAATCCAGTCGACAACTGACTTCTGACCAGCAGAAAACATGATGTCATTGATAGGCGTCTCGGGAGTAATTTCGATTGGTTTGAAAGCCTTCACGAGATTGTCGTAGAAAGCTTCCTGTATGTTCGGAGTGCTAATAGCCAGTTTTGACATTCTTGCCCTCCGGGTCTGTGATGAGGTCGTACAGCCTGTTCTCCATAAGGAACTTAGCTAGTTCTCGTGGAAGAGGCTGACCGATTGCTACGAACTTAATTGCTTGTTCGAGCTTGGCCTCATCAGATAAGTCAGTGTATGACATCTGTGCCTCCAAGCGTTAATCCACATATGAAGGTGAACAACACTCGGAGGCACCGTCAGGTAGGCCCTAGCCGAAGAAATACGGGCTTTCTAGGACGCCGCGTACGTCTAGGCTACCCTTGGCCGGAAGATCAGGCGCAAGCCCGCCGTAGCCCGCCAATTCGTCGGCAAACGCCGCTAGAAGATCGTGCTCGGCGTGGAGCGCCACGAAGCTTTCTCGGAGGACCTTATGCAGCGTATCTGTATTTGCTGCATGTGTACCGTAGTCGTCATGGATCAGCGCGAAGTCTTTGATCCCTGCGTCTAGGCCGCGTGTGACTGTCATCCGCAAATGCGTTGCATCAACGCTGTGCACAAAGTTTGGAGACACGCCGCTCCGCTGCTTGTGCTTGTCGATCTTGTCTACATGCGATCCAACCCTGACTTGGAACCGTCCAGCCAACTGTGTGTCGATCTGTGTAGTCTCGATCTCAAGTGTCTTCTGCCATACCTTGAACCCGTCCGGAGTAGTCCACAGTAGCGGAGCATCCAGCCTGTTCATTGCGCCGGCACAGTTCTGCAACCACGCCATTGCGTCTACAGCAGCGACAACTACTTCACCGATAGCAGTCCACATGCACGGAGTCAGCCAACTGGCTGCACCGAACGCACGTCCTTTACCGAAGAACTCTCGGTCCTTAGCCAGCACCTCTTGGAAGATGTACGCCGTGCACGATTGCCTAGTGGCACCGTACGGCAGCGTCATCACAGGGCGCTTAGCGATCTTCCGTGTAAGCCCAAACTCCAACCAGCGACTGCCCAGTTCCACGTCTTTATTT